ATAAAAGTTGATTGATTTATATTTGGTGCTCCAAGTACATCTTCTTGTCCGCTCAGGTTCTTCATAATTACAATAATAACATTCTTGTTCATCATTTTCATAAGTTATCCAGATTGAAGTTATATCGTGATGATTATGTAATCTATATAATTTTTGATTCTTTTTTCTATTATAAATTTCAATAAAAATTGTATCTGCAACGCTAAATTTACTTATAGAATTTAAAGCATTTCTATGAATAGTGATATGAATATCATCTATCAAAAACATTCCTAATTGCTTAGTTGAAAGCAATATATAATCACAATTTTCTAATACTATCTCAATTTCTTTTATTTGAGTATTCATTTTTAACCTCTTATATTTTTAATTTTTTCTAATAATATATTTTCATAATACCACTTATAAATTTTACTATAATTTATATTTAATAATTTACTTAATTGAGATAAATTATATTCTTTTTCTTTATATGATACTATTATCGTTCTTCTTGTATGTTGATTTTGTTCTTTAATTGTAGTCCATCTACAATTGTTGGGTTCATAATCACCATCGTTATTTATTCTATCTATACTCAAATTTTCTTCATATCCATTAGCCATAGTCCAAGTATAAAAATTCATAAAATCATCTTTCCATTCTTTACAAACTTTTATGCCTCGCCCACCATAATCATTATATCTTAAATTATTTTTATTATAACATCTTGATTTCATTGCACTCCAAATATGATAAATTCTACTATCACTTTTGTTATGCGTTAAAAACCTTTCTCTTCTTAAACAGCCACAAGACTTTGTACTACCTTTTCTTAAATCATCTGCTACAACTTTTGTATATTTTCCACAATCACATTTGCATAACCAAATTAAAGAATTCTTTTTAGTTTTTCCAATCACTTTTATTGGTTGTAATCGTGTAAATTTTATTTTAGTTAAATCTTGCCTTTTCGACATTCATATCCCCCTATTTACTTTTAATTATATTATCTTAAATTTTAATTTTTGTCAAGTGTTTTTTATATTTCATCTCCCCAGCAATCCCATCCTTCTACTTCTTGCCTTGCAAAAAGCTCTATTCGTGGTAAATCTCCGCATAATTCTACTATTCTATCTCTAACTTCGTCAGGTTTTCTGCTGTGTTCTCTAATTTTACTCATAACTACACTATGAACTGCCGCAGATTTTCTTTTAGGTTTCCCTTTTGTAGCAATTAAACAAAGTTCTGCGTTAGCTCTTGTCCACCTTCCCATTCCCCAAAATAAACTATTACTATTTTTATTTTCTTTTATCCAAGTAAATGCACACGTTTTATATTCAAATCCCCAAGATTTTATCACATCAAAACATTCATTTAATTTTGGCATTGTTACCCACATAAATAATACACAATCATTTGCTGCAATATTTTTAATAGGCAATTCTTTTATATCTTCTATATTCATAACATTATATTTACAACAAGCCCCTCTATTTCCAGCTAAAGCTTTATCTTTATAGCTCCACGCAGGATCCGCATAGATAATACTATATTTTTTATCTGTATTATAAATGTCTGTAAAACCGTGTGTGTGTGTGTGTGTGTGTATGTAGCTCTATCTTTTATTTCTTCTATTTTATTCTCCTCTCGCTGCTCCACTAAATTTTCTTTCTTCTTCTTTTAATTTTTGCAATTTTTCTATTTCTGAATCAATGCTTATCCCAGTCGGATGTTCATAATTATGTAAATCCAACAATATATGTTCTAAAGCCTGACGTTCAACTTGCAATTTATATATTTTAGCATCAATTTCTTTACGTCTTTCTAATATTATTTTTATATCCTGGTCTTTAGTATATTGATAACCCATTTCTACTCTCCTTTAAATAAATTATTAAATATTTTTTCTAATACATTTACTGTTATCGAATTTCCTGCTTGTTTATATAACTGACTATTACTATTATCTTTGCCTTTATAAAATATATTATTTAATCTTTCTTTAGCTTTGTAAAAATCTTCATCATCAAAACCTTGTAACCTCCAACATTCTAAAGGAGTTAATTTCCTTATTCTTAAATCATTTTGCTCTTTAATAACTTTTGGAATATTCCCAGACCCTCCTCCCGCTTTTATACTTCTAGTTAAACCTTTTTCATCATATACATTTTGTTCAAAATGCCAACCATACGGACTTTTATCTTTTAAAGGATTAATCACAACGCCTTTGTCTTGGAATCCTGTAAGTGTCTGTGCCATTTGCTTTTGCACCATTCCTCTTTTGTTTGAAGGGTTTGTATATATTCCATCTCCATCTTCTGCTTCTAAATATCCTTGTTTAGTATTATTTTTTATTAAAATTTTAGCATCATTTTGTATTGTTTGCGTTGGTGCAATACCTTCTGTATCATATACTCTGTTTGAAATATCATACTCATTATCTTTTTCTTCAAACATCATTATACTTTCGTCAAAATAATTTGTTTCTATTTTTAATATTTCTTTTAATTTTAACCAAATTTCAGGACTTGGAATTGCAAAACTATCGTCTGTTCTAAAGTAATGTTCTACTTGTGTCTGTGGTATTTGCAAGATATTTGCTATTTCTTTATTATTTAGATCTGTATTTAATTTCGCGTTTCTTAATGTTGTTTTTAATGCTTCTATATCTACAGGATATAATCTTACTTTTACCTTTTGAGTTACGTTATGGGTAATTATACTAGGTTGTCGCCAACCACCTTGCATAATATCTAATGTTGGAGATAATCCATCTTTATCATAAATACTTCCTGCTTGATGTGTGCTTGTTTCTGTATCAAATATTCCACCTATTCTTACACATTTAGGATCTTTCCAATCTCTACTCAACAAAGTATCACAATAATCCTTTTCTTGTATTCTTGTTCTTTCTTGTGCAAAATTACTATATGTAATCTTTTGAATAACTATATCAGATAAATAATATTTCTCATTAACTTCTGTTTCTAACATATCTTTAAGCCTTAATTTAAGTTCTTCTTTTTCAGGAAAGATATAACCTTTATCAATATCTTTTCTTATAGAAATTGTAAAAATGCGCTCTCTATTTTGTGGGATTCCATAATCTTTGCTATTCAAAACTTGATAATAACTGTTATATCCTAATTCGTTCATCTGCTCTATATAATTGTCAAAATTATGCTTATGTTTTTGACTTAAAAGATTTTTAACGTTTTCCCAAATTACATATTTTGGTTTTAATTTATCTACAATCCTGATGGTTTCATACATCAAACTGCTTCTCGTTCCTGTGCCCTCATCTCCACCAGCTTGCTTTCCTGCAACACTAAAGTCTTGGCAAGGACTTCCGTGCATAATTAAATCAACCTCAATGTCTTTATTCCAAGTTGTTATATCTTGTGGTTCAAAATTTGTATTATGTATTGCATTAAAACTTTCTATAGCATATTTATCTATTTCTACTGCATCTACTATTTCGTGTTCTATTCCTAATCTTTCTAACGCTTTACTGCAAGCACCAATGCCTGCTCAGGCAAATAGTTCTAAAACTCTTAATTTTGAACTATTCATTTGGCATCACCTCTCTTCCTTTTCTTTTTATACTCCATTCACAAATTCCCGTTTTCCTACTTGCTTCTTTTATTGAATTGTACTTTATCCCATTATAAACAATTTTAATACTTTTCTTTGTATTGGCTTGTTTTAAACCTTCTATATTAGCATCGCATAAATTATGCTTAATGGCGTGTATTTTTTGCTCTTTATGTGTAGCCCATTCTAAATTCGATACATTATTATTAGTTTTAATTCCATCAATATGATTTACTGTTGGTTTATTCTCTGAATTAGGAATAAATGCTAATGCAACTAATCTATGAACAAAATAACTTTTTCTTAAACCCTCGTTAGTTACTGTTATTCTCAAATATCCATCAGAATCTAAATGTGGTTTTAATATTTTTCCTCGCCTATTATCTAACCTGCCATTTTTTCGGAATTTTATATGTGGCAAAGTTTCAATATTACCATTTGAATAAACTTTTACTTTAATGCCGAATAGGTAATTCTAATACTTTTAATTTATTCATTTACACCCTCTCATTCTTTTCAAAATCAATTTTAAGACGTTTTTATATTAAAGTAATATAATTTACTATCTTTATATTTAAATTTCTATCAAATTCAATTTTGTTTTATATATTGGTTTGTTTGTAATAAGCGTTCCATCTATTCCTCTAAAACTTTCTTTAAATATAGGGTTCATCTCCCATTTTCCAATATAAAACTCTTTCATTTCTCCCATAAATTCCAACTTAATTTTATATTCTTCTACTCTACCTAATAAATCAATATGATATTCTGTTCCACAATATTCACATTTTGCTGTTTTCCCATAATTTGTTTTATCATAGCGTAATAAACCACCACAATTCTTACAATTAGTATTTAATTCCATATTATCTCTCCTTTTTCTGCTCCCAATTTTCGCATTTACCTTGTGGTGAATTACATTTATTACAGAACGGATAGACTTTACAATTTGAACAACGTTTAGTAGCTTCCATATCTTCTCCTCCTTTTTCCTTTATTCCAACAAGTATAACTGCAATAATATTCTGTTTTCTTTACAGGATGCACGGTTTTATATAACCACATACTCGTTGGATAGAATCTCTTATTACAAATTGGACAAAATTTTTCAACAAACATTTTAATCATAATTACTCCTTATGTATTATTTTGTTTGTTTTCCAGTTCCACCTCATCCTCAAAATATTTTATAACCCAATCTTTATCGTGCGTTGGAGTTATTAAATTTTCTGCCATTATTTCTACCATTCTGCTTTTCTTTTTGTATAAATCTAATAATCGTTGTATTGCTTTATCAAAAGGTTTAACAGCAGATTGCCTATAATTTTCAAATAAAGTATCTATAAATATATCCCTATCTTCCAGTATTTCTAACATTTTTTCTTCATCCATATTTATTCCTCCAAAACTCTTTTCAAATTATTTTTCAAATCTTCTAAACCTTTATATCTATAACCTCTATCATCTACATAAAGGATTCCAACTGCTTTTTCATTTGTAACACCGACAATACCAGTTGTATTCCAATACATATTTCCGTTGTAAATCTTTCTTAAATATATCAAAACATAAAGGATTGTTTGGATCTTTATTTAAAAATTCAACTATTTGTTCTGCTGGTCTATTACTTGAAATTACTATATAGTAGTCATCCATAAGTTCTTTTATATAATTTAATAATTCATAATCAATTTCTCCATATATAGTTCCATCTCTCCAACCTTTATATCCTTTATGAATTACTCCATCAAAATCAAACACTATTGTTTTCTTGCTCACGCTTTTTCCTCCATTCTATTTCTTTTTCTTTTTGAAAAAATATATTACTACATAACATTCCACTCTTATCTTTAAATGCTTGTTTACAATTATATTTATTTTCACAATCATTACATATATGAATCATTTTATCCTCCTCCACAATATATTTTTCTAAAGATTTATAAAGTTCTTCGTCAGTCATATTATCTAATGTTTTCTGGAAATCTTCTTTTAGTTCTTCACAAGACATTTCTTTAAATTTCATCTTCTTCTACCTTTCTATAAAACCACCTTTTCCAACATTCTTCATATAATTCGTCTGTATTATTACATCTTTTTTCACAATCTAAATTTGCACCAAAATCTTCATTAGGGCAATCTCTAATTACTGCTAAATATCCTGACATTTCATCTATTACTTTTTCTTGTTTTTGTATAAGATTTAAGATTGTTTTCATTGCTTTAATTTCTTCATATTCAATAGTACAACCAAAGCATTGTTTTAATTCTTCTTTACATTCTTTATTATTATCACAATAAGCAATATATTCTTTAAATCTTTCTATTGCTTTCTTTTCTTCATCTGTCATCTGCATTTTTTATTCCTCCCTTATAGTTGCACATTTATCAAAATTGTATAAATATTCGTTTAATTTAATATCATCAAAATCTTTAAATTGTTTATTTGTTTTCTTTATAATATAACAAGCATTTTTAATTATACTTTCTTGTTTTTCTATTAGATTTAAAAGTGTTTGTATTGATATTCTATCTATTAAACACTCTTTACCATATAATAAAGTGTAATCATATTTGACTTTTTCTATTGCTTTCTTTTCTTTATCTGTCATTTTAATTTACCTCCTTAATAATCTTCTGGATTAAACCAATTCCCCTGACTATCCTGTAAACATCTCTTTCCACAATATTTGCAATAGCCTATATTATTACAACCATCATTTTTTACTATTTTACATTTATGCCAACCTAAATATTTATCAAAAAACATTCCTATCTTAAATAATAACCTACTCATCTAACCACCCCAATTCTTGACACTTCTTATTTATTGCTTGTAGTAATTGTAATGAATAATATTGTATATTTTTAGTTATCAAATACTTATCATAACAATTAAAGCTTATACACAATTCCCATTCTTTATGAATTTTATATCTTAATTCTTTTCTAGAATATGTTATAAATTCATTTGTTATTTTATTTTTTGTATATCCTAATTCTTTAAACATTTCATCTGATTCACTCATCACAAACACCTCTCCAAATAGTTTATTACTTTCTCTAACATCTGTTCATGCCCTACTAACCTTCCATTGTCATTCATTGAAAATGTACTAATATGAATTTTCTTTAATTCATTTATAATTTCTGTAAGTCCTTCTTCATAACTTAAATCCGTTATGCTTACATTTAATTTATCTATATCTGATATTTTATCTAAATTATTCATCTTCCACTCAACCTTTCTTCTTCTATTTTATAATCTCTGATTTCAAAATGATTTGTTAATTTTTGACATTTCCAGCAATAAAGCCATTTACGATGTCCAAATTTCTTTTGTTTTGCAACTCTTCTGAAAATTGTTACTTTATTTTCACAAATTGGACATACTAAAGTTATTTGAATCGTTTTATATTTCATACTTCAAAACTCCAATACTTATAACCTCCAACAATTCCACTAACAAAGTCATTACTTAATGCTGCAATTTCACATATATCTTCAAAACTAAAACAACCATCTTGCTGATCCTTATATCCTTTTTCGTATAACCAAACGTGCATAAGTTCGTGCTTTAAAGTCAGAATCATTTGATTACAATAACCTTTTTCTATAAATATAGTTCTATTTTTATAATCAGTTTCACCAACATAACTTTTCTTGCCCTCAATTTTATCAACATTATAAATTTCATACTTCTTATCGTTTATCAAAAAATCACATATAAATACTTTCATATCATTCTCCTTTTACATCTCTAAAAATTTTTAAACCAATTACCTCCATTTGTTTGATAAACTATAGTTGGATTTTTATTGTTATCCTCAAATTCATTCCAAAATTTTTGTATTGGTTGCCACTCTTCTTCTGATATTATTCCCCTATCATATTTTTCTTGCAAATTATATAAGCATTGAATTAAATATCTATCGTTATCTTCTTTATATTTAAAATAACACCACATATCAGGATTATCTGATTTGTTATTTATTATTTCCAATATTTCTTGATTATATTTTACACTCATATTATAACCACGATTTTTACATTCACTTATTACATTATTAAAATAAAATCTTAAATTTACAATAGGATAATTATTTGCAAATTTTACTAATCCGTTTTTAATATTTGGATATTGTTTTATCATATCCCCAAGTTCATATCTCATTGCTAACAACTGTTTTTTAGGCAGCACTTCAATTAAATCGTAAGACCAAATTCTCATCCTAATCATCTCCTTTCTTTATTAATTTTAATATCCATAAAAATTTAACGAACCAAATATAAAATCTGTGTTTCTTTTTATCAGCGAATACTTTTTTATATATTTTTCTACAACTATTTCCATAAACATATTCGTATTCATACAAATTACAATTTCTACAAATGTTATGCACTTCAACTGTTTCGTATGTTCCCCAATTTTTTTGTGAAATTTTATATTCTGTTAATTTTGAACCACAAATAGGACATATATCATTTCTCATATCTTCCCAAACGCCTCCTGTAACTTTTCATCATTAAATCCATACTGTGGATTTGTATTTACATAGTGTTTTTCTTCAAAATTATTTATAATATCACTATCATCATCTAAAACTAAATAATTTAATGGATTTTGATGTCTTTCTAGCCACTTTTTAATTTCAAAACTTCTATGTGACATTAACTTATCAAGAGGCAACCTTTCTAATTCTGGCGTTATATCAAATATCATTATTCCATACTCTGCTAATCTTGATTCTACAATTGCTTTACTTATTATATCTTCTCTCCAAGTTGAGCTTAATACAATTCTCATTGCGTATTGTTTATGCTGTAATTCTTTATTTAACAACATTAAATTATTTAAGCTATTAGGATTAAACGGATAATTTTGATACTTCATTACAGCTGCGTTTCCGTGTTTTTCTTTTAATTTAAACCAATACTCATAATCGTTCATTACACCGTCTATATCTAAAAACACATAAAATGGTTTCATAATTTACCTCCTATTCTTCAGGCATTTCATAATCATCTATTTTTGCCATTGCTTCATATAATTCCATTAATACTTCTTTTGCTCGTTCTTCAGTTTTATACACTCCTAAAAATCCTGTACAATAATCTTGTTCACCTGGTGTACGATATATAATTTCACACGCACATAATTCTATACTTACTATATTATCAAAGTTATAGATTCCATACTCGCCTTATCCTACTATTACCATTTTACTTCTCCTCCAATAATTCTGGATTATCATATATATTTCCTATTATTTCTAATCCGTTACATCTAAAATCTATAAAATTATAATGCCCTTGATTAGCTTCAATTACAAATTGTGCCCAGTTATCAACCCATTCTATTGTACCTATAATTTCTTTAAATTCAGCATCGTCTTTTCCTTTAACAATATCTCCCTCATATATTTCTTTTCCGTTTTTATCTTTTAAGCCTGTATATTGTCCTATTGTTTCTTCTTTTACTGTATGACAATGATTATATAAAGCACTTTTAGTAGGTGATGTTATATAATATTTATTTTCTGCATTTTGTTTGTTTAAATATCCAAATATCCATTCATTTGTTTCTATATTTTTCCCTCTAAATTTTATTTCTCTCATTATTCTTTCTCCTTTACTACTTTAACTTCATATCCTAGAGCTTCTGATATTTCTTTTATTGTCATTTCCTTTACTTCTGATTCAGTTCTTTCCCAAATTACTTCGCCTGCACGTTCAACTTTCATTATATCATCAGCATCTTCATCATTTTCATAAGCTAATAAATTTTCACACCAATAATCTATAAGTGAACCATAACCATTTTTTTCACTATATAAATATCCATCTACATATACATATCTTTCGCCATTTCTTAAAGTTACAATATCTGCAAATCGAATATCGGATAATTTGAAATCAGCTAATATAAATGCTGTTTTATAAAACCAATACTCAACCTCATCTTCTGCTATATGATAGCTATTACGACTTCTGTCATAATAACTTATTGTTACAACTTTATTAGCAAATTTACCCATATTATCTACATAATTATACGTTTTTTCTAATTCCTTTATACTTTTTACTCTTACCTTATCTCCAATTTTAAAATTCATAATTTATTCCTCCTCTATTTCTTTTTGTAAAATATTAAATTTTCTATTATCTCCACCAATAAATATTACTGATTTGTCATCACATTTATAAGCTTTGTCTGCATAATCAACTAATTCATTTATTAAACCTTTTAAACTTTCAACTGTATTGTAGCCATCATAATCAAAGCCTTTATCGTGAATCAAACGCAAATATTCATCTTTGATTTTAAGTTTACGTTCTAATTCTTGTTTAATCATTTTGCACCTCTATTCCTAAAACTTTGTAACTTTCTTTAAAATATTCACATACAAAATCTTTTTGGGTTTTATTTAATAAATTTAATTCTTTTTCTGTATCGTGTTTATAACTTCCATAAGGACAACCCATACAACCTGTTCTAGTTATATATTTATAAACTTCAGGAATTTCTATTTTAAATTGCTCATAAATTTCATCTTCTAATTCATCTGTTAAATCCCATAATGGAGTAAATTTCTTATCTTTAGTAAAGCAACTTGTATATTGTTTTTTTTCTTAATCCACTTTCATTCCCACGAACTCCTAAAATAGGTTTTAATCCAGATTCTTTCTCAAATTTTCTAGCAGGTTTTTTCTTTAAATAACTACAACATTTTGGACTTACTTTATGTAATTTACCTGATAATAATAATTCTTTAGCTATATTATTTAATTTAAATCTACCTATTATTTGCTCTCCTGTATCTTTATGAATACCTGTTATTCTTTCAATTAAATATGGTTGCCTTGAACCATTTTGGTATCTATGGATCATATCATCTTGCCATTTACTAAAACACGGAATACCATATTTTTCTTTTATTTCAAAAGGCTTTAGTTCAGGCAATAAAACTTCATCAGAATATTTATAAATCCTTTCTCTAATTTCTGGATGCTCCATATAAGTATTTATTCCAACTATTTTTATGCCATCTATTTTTGCGTACTCTTTAATAAACCAATACAGTAAATGACTATCTCTACCGCCAGAATAACTTAGATAATATTCATCAGGATTTATTTTATTGAATTTTGTTTTTAAATCTTCTAAATAAAATTCAGCATTTGTCATTTTATTTCTCCTTTTTAAACATAAACATCTAAATCTTTAATTGTATCAGGTAATATAGCCAATTTTTCCATATAATAAATTCCATTACTCTTTTTAAAAGTTTCTCCATATTTAGTTTCTAAAATTTCTTTTATATCATTATAATTTAATTTACCTTTAATACAATTATTTTGCTTACACCAAGAATCATAACACTTATAAAACATTTTTCGTTCAGTTTTAATTCTACATTCAGAGTTATCTACACAACATTCGTCAATAAATGATAATAATGTATTGTTTTTAATTTTATGTTTTTCTAAAGATTCTTGCATTTCTTTTGTTGGTTTAAATTGAAAATCTCTTTCAATTAAATTATATAATGCTTTTAAACTTCTTTTTAAAATAACATTTTTTTCAGCTAGCATTTTATCTAACAAATATGGATCTCTTTTCTCTTTTGGAATAACATTTGTACAAACAATTGGCATCATTCTTTCATAAACCCAATCGCCTCTATCACCACTAAAGTATGGTAATTTATTACAATTAAACCAAGAAAAACCTTTATATTTATAGTTTAAATGCCCGCCAAACTTAAATTCAATATCAACATTATCTCCACCAGTAACTTGTTTTAACACAGCCATTTCAGAAATTGTTTGATAACTCATATCGTTAGAACCAATTAATCTTTTGCCATAAATAGAAGAAATTCCAAAAGGTTTTTCTAATGTTTTCAAGTCAACAGCTGCAAAGTTATCTTCACCAAGCATAGTTTCAACTAAACTCTTAATTTGTGATTTTCCTGTATTTCCATCTCCAACTAAAAACAATACTTTTTTTGTTCGATAGCCATAGACATTACTAATACTTAATCCAACGCATTCCATTAAAATTTCAATAACATCTTTATCCCAATTGCACAAAGTATTAATATAGTTATCAAAATTAGGAGCATTATCATCAGCAGCCTGAATTTCTTTATATTTTGCAGGTATTTGAATAGTAGATAAGCAGTCAGGGGTATGTGGTAAAAGAACCTTTTTAGTAATATCGTAGATACCATCTTCAAAATTAATAATATTCTCATCGCTATTAAAAGCGGATTCTTTCATAAAAGCATTACTTGAAATCAAATCGCTATAGACTTCATTAACAACTCTATTATTACGAAGCATTTGAGGAATAAAAAGTCTAATCATACCTTTAAATTCATCTTCAGCCATTTTCATATATCGCCCTTGTCTATAAACAAAGATATGAAATTTATTCGTTCCATCAGAGCTTTTAACGATATAATAATTGAGTAATCTTTTACCATTATATTGTTCATTTTTAAGATAATTACTAAGAACCATAGGATTAACTTTCAAACCATTTTTATCAGATACTATCCAGGGCAAGTTACTACCTGAAATCAACTGATGAGTATTAGGTTTCCAAACTAAAGACATAGGTTTACTTGAATCGTAAGCATTAACATTAAGTTCATCCATTTTCTTCTGTCCTCCTATTCTTCTTTAATTTCTGTATTGATAATTATCTTTTTTCCTTTAAGTTCAATATCAACATCTTGATTAGCTTCTAATTCCAATAAATCAACAATAAATTTTGGTATTGTTATCATAAGCGAATCTTTGTTGTTACTTATTTTTCTTAATTTCTTTATCATCTATTTTCTCCTTTCGTAATGTATTTTTATATTATCACTAAATTTATTTTAAGTCAATACTTTTTTCTAAAAAAATATACAACAAATATACAACATTATGTAAAGTAGCTCTTAAATTCTTTTGTTTCAATATCTCCATTTTTATTCTTTTATTTTTTTCTTTAAAAAATTTTATGTTACAAAAATATTTTAATTCAAACAAAGATAGTTTACATAATCCAATTAAAAGAGCCCTTAACTTGCCCTAAATCGCCTCTATTTGCCCTACTTGCCCTAAACTTGCCCTGTCAAAAAACGTTGATTTTTATAGGGTTTTGAGAATTTTAGGGCATTAGGGCATACTTTATTTATATAATGTGTGTAAAAAATATATATAAGGTGTGTGTATATATATAATATTTTATAAAAAACTTGCCCTGTTGCCCTAAATCTTCTGTAAGTGCCGAAAACAAGCCAAAAATCGCTGGGGCAAGTTTTTAAAAACCTTGCCCTAAACTTGCCCTAAATTTTTTAAAAAATCTTTGAAACCCTTTAGTAACAAGTGTTATAGAGTTTTTAAAAAATAGGGCAACCTTGCCCTAAAACTTTCCCTAAATTTTACCCGACAGGGGTATTGCTTTTTTTCTGCTTTTATGTTACCATTTTATCAGAAAGGAGTGTTTCTATGAGTAAGCATAATAATGATATTACTGAAAGAACTTCTGTTAGTAAAGCTGTTAAAGATATAGATACTGAATATTTTAAAAAAGTTTGGGATTTTTCTAATGCTGTCGCTGCTCTTAATACTTTTCGCGTTAAAACCCCTGAGGAAATGGAAACTCGTATTCAAGAACTCTTTAATCTTTGCTCGGACAGGGGTATGATGCCTACCTATGAATCTATCGCTGTCGCTTGTGGTATCCCAATTCGTACTTTTTATGATATGAGAGCTGGTGAATTTGATGGATATGTCGAATACTCGCAGATAATAAAAAAAGCTAAGGACCAAATCTCAATGATAGAAAGCTGTTTAGCTCGTGATGGAAAAATTCCACCTGTGCTTTGGATATTTAGAGCAAAGAATTATATGGGAATGAAAGACGTACAACAAGTAGAAGTTTCACCAACCTCTTCTGGAGATGTGCCAAATAATAGTGGTGATCTAGTTGCAGCATTGCCTGAAATACCTAATAATGCAGAAATAGAAGAGAAAACACCAATAATAATGGATTCCTCTTCTGAAAGTATTGACAAAAAATTAGATTAGTGTTAGGATAAAAATGTAAATTGTGAGTTTTCCAGTTCACATTTTTTACATCCTAATATCAAAATTTCCTGAAAGATCCAATGCGATTTTCTAACTGCCACGCACGATTTTTTGGGGAATTTTTTTCGCCAAAAATTTTGCGACGAACTTGAAATAAAATTGAGTTCTGAAAAAAACATTTTTGGAAATAAAAATAAAAGGGAATAGAGCAAAAAATATCCACTTTTTGTGAATAAAATGTGTAAAAGTGGATAAGTTATGCACAAGCTTTTTAAACTTGCTACAATTAAAAATAAGGGATTTTATTTTATCCCCTATTAAGTATATTATTTAAAAATAAAAACGCTTTAAAATTGATTTAAAAATAATATTTTGCGCAATGTTTTATATAAATTTTGTGCAAAGTTGAAAAGGCGACAAAAAAAGAGGCTTTTAAGCCCCTTCTTTTTAAAATGGTTGTTCTTCTTCTTCTCTCCAATTAAAGCCATTATATCCTAAGCCTTTTAAATAACCCCAATATATAGCGTTTAAAACATCCCAACGTTGATGATATTTTCCTTTTAATGCGGTTGTTGTGTTCGGATGATTTAATACATCCATTAGTGCGTTTTGTTCTTGTGTTGTCATTTTGTCATAAGTCCACGCTTTTTTTATCATATTTTTAAAATTTTCTAAAACATTTTCTTTTTCTAATCTTTCCATTTTTTTATTCTCCTTTTTATTTTACATTTTTCAACATACCAATTACGAATGCTCCAAGTAGTACAAATGGTAACGCACATATAAAAATTATTGCTTTGCAAATTGTCAAAATTAATTGTATTGTAGCTTCTTTTTGCCTTTGCTTTTCTAAAATTTCTTGTTTTTTGCGTTCCTCTTCTTGTTGATCTTGTCTTTGGATTATTTTTTGTGATTCTTTTTCCTCTTCTTCTCCTTGTTTTAAAATGATTGTATATTCTTTTTTGATCTTATTTATTTCTTGTAAATAGATTTCACTTAAATAATCAAAGTCGTTTTTGTAAAAGTCTTTTTTGTATATTTCTTTGTAATCTTCTAAAATGATTTTTATATTTTGCTTTTTATAGTGTAGTAATAACGCCGTCAATTTGTTTAAGTCGTCTATATTTTCACATTCTTCAAGCTCGTTTTGTATTTTTTCAATTAAAATTCTTTTTAAACGTTGTTTTTTGATTTTTTCCTCTTCTTTTTCCTCTTGCTTTGTCCTTTTTCGTATATATTCGTTATTGATATTATTTAAATCATTATGCAAGCTCATTTTTTGATCCTCCTAAAAATGATTTATTTTGTTGTAGTGGTCAATAGTTGCGTTAGCTTCCTTGTAAAATTCTTTCAAGCCTTTTTCATCATCATAATTTTTAATATAAAATAATGGCGAAAACTCCAAATTTTCGGCGTATTGTTTTATGTCGTTTTTTGTGTAAAAATCTTTTTCAAAAAATTCCATTATATCGAAAACATCGAACCATAAAACATATTTAAATTTTCTGTACTTTGTTTTATCCTCATTGTATATTTTACCATAATAAGCATAGTAAAAATTGTGTGCCATATCATTATTGACCTCGTAAATTTTTTGCATTTTTGTAATTTCAAAATTTATCATAATTAAAACCCCCTTTTTATAATACGCTAGGCGCTGTCATATATAAGCTTATATATAATAATACTAATAATATGACAATTCCTAAAAATTTGAATATTAATTTTAAAATATTTTTTATTAAATTTTTCTTTTGTTTTTTTGTTAGTTTTCTCATTTGCTTAATTCTCCTTTTTAAGTAAATTTTCAATTTTTTGAAATAGTTCGGGTAATATAATTTTATTAATTCTTTTTATTTCTCTTTCATTTTCTTTTTTGTTTTTATCATCTAAAAAGCATTTTGCTTTTGAAGTAATATAATTTCCGTATTGTAAAAGTTCAGCATATCTTGTAGATATATAAAATTCTTTCATATAGCCTAAAAGCTCCCAAATCTCGTTATCGTTTAATGGTGTTGATTCAAAATAATCTTTAAAACTGTCAAAAATATTATTTTCCAAAAATAAAGTATTAAAATGTTGATGATCATATACATCATAATTTTTTCTGTAAGTTTGAATATATCCAAAACCCCAATACCAACCGACAATCCCAACTTGGCTCTAATAAATATACTTTTTTCCTATCTTCTTTTCTAATTCCTAAAAAATATTTTTTCATATTTTTCACCTTCAGGCGTTCGCCTGTCCTTTCCTTAACCTTGATTCAATTATACTACTAATTTTATTTTTTGTCAACTATTTTAATAAAATGTAATATAATTGTAACATAATTGTAACATTTGAAGAGGCTTGACAATAGGTCAAAAAAGTAGTAGATCCATATATCAAAAAGCGTTGTCAAAAAGTCAAAATGGTATGTGGTATCAGGACAATAATACAGTAACAAATTGACAAATTGACAAAATAATATTTGGCAATATTGCAATTATATTTTAATATAATATCGTATAAAATAATTATAAAATAATTGCTTTGATTTTGTTTTAAAATATAAAATAAAATCAGGAGAAGAGGAGAAGGCGGCGGCGTTCTTATTTTATCAATTTATATTGATTTTTGTTTTTGCGATTATATTTTATTATAAAATAATTGCACACGTTAGCCCCACTCAGCCCCTATATATCGGAACAGAGAAATTGCGGAAATCATCCTCCCGCTTACTTACAAACCCAAAAGAACCCCCTATTGACTTATTATTATGATATGATATAATGAGGTAAAGGAGGGAAAAGATGAAGAGAGTAAATGACGAATGGATAGGGCGAAAGATAAATGATTGGAAGATAGTAGGAGTAGTAAGTACACCTAAAGGGATAGCGTGGATGTGCGAGTGTAAATGTGGGAGAGTAAAGCAGCAAAAGGTGTGGAATGTAAAGAGTGGAAAGAGTAAGATGTGTAGGGAGTGTAGAACGAAGGAGAATAGAGAAAGGAGAGAGAGTTTAAATGGATATAAGAGTGATAAATAGTAAAGGTGAGATGATAAATTTAACGGAATCAAACATACAGGTAAGTGGAAATTGGATAATAGGGATAAATGCGAACGGAAATGTAGTGCAAGTAGAGGGATACGAAAGCAAAGAAGAGGCAGAAGAGAGGTTAGATGGATTAATTGAGAGGATAGAATTTGCGATGATGAAAGATTGTGAAGCGTTTGTAATAAGGATGTCACATTTAATACCAGAGGAGAAGAAGAAAGAGGATGTTACGACTTGTTAGATGGTTTATAGGTGTATATGTATGGATATGTTTAGTAGGAGAGGGGGTACAGGCGAAAGAATATGGGATAGAAGAAGAGAGGATAAGGAAAGTTGTAGGGCTGCTGCTGTTAGAGGGGTGGCTTTTAGGAGGATAAAATGATAGAATGCGAAGTAAAAATAAATAATTTTGATTATAAAATAAAGATAGTAGAGCCAAATAATGAGAATTTATTAATGCCTGATGGCAATTATCATCACGGAGTAACCAGATTCAAAAAGAAAGAAATTTACATAATGGAAGATCTACCACAAGCTACAAGGGATTTTACATTAAGACACGAATTAACACACGCATTTATAGATGCTTATGGATTATTACAGGTAGATTGGGATGATGAGATAGTTGCTGATTTTATAGGTGTATATTATCCAAATATTACAAAAGCTTTAAATGAAATTTATGATAAATTAAATAAAAAGGAAAGAAAAATATGCAAGAGGACATAGATTATGTAAAGATAGAAGCTGAAGCTGCGAAGATAAGGTACAATTTAAACACGAATAAAGAGTTAAATATAGTGCAGAGAGTAATGCTTTTAAATGTATTAAGGTATGATGAATCCATTTTAGAGGATGGAAAGAGAGCAAGAAAAGTATGGTACAATGCAAAAGAGAAGAAATTGGAGTATTCTGAGAGTGTACAGATAGGTTTAGCGATAAGTTTTAGCATAAATGATATAATAAAAGGTGAAACTGACGTAAAAGTGCAGCAGGACTTGTATAAAGTGATGCAAGAAACGTATTATTTCTTGGCTAGGTACTTATTTGAGTATTATTTACCTGCAATGGAGTTTGGGATAGCACCTGAGAAACAGTTTATAGCACCGAGAACGAGTGTGTTGAATCCGATAGCAAAAGAGATGACTAAATTTTATTATAGGGAAGATAGACCGATAATGACGTTGTCAATGCCTCAGCGGAACGCGGGAAAACTGAGATAAGTAAGCGATTTATGAGTTGGGCGATAGGTAATAATCCTGAATTGCCAAATATGATGATTTCATACTCTGCGAATATAGCAAAAGATAAGTTTTTTAATGGAATTGATGCACTAGTACACGATGATAATGGAAATTATGGGAAAATATTCCCAAAATTAAGGGAAATATATAGAAGTGCAGAAACGATGTCGTTAGATTATACGAATGAAGCTAATAGAAAGAAAGCACATTCAGAATATACATTGTATTGTGTAGGCTTTGATGGTAGTATCACAGGTAGAACGAGAGCACATAATATATTATATGCAGATGACTTAGTAAAAGACATAGAAGAGGCATCAAACAAGGACATAATGGACAAAAAGTGGGTAGAATTTACAGGAACTATAAAAAAGCGTATGCAAGGGCATTGTAAAATGTTAGTAGTTGGTACTATATTTAGTATCAATGACCCACTTAGCAGGTTAATTCAGTATTATAGAGAGCACGAGCCTGAAAGATTGATAGTAATAAGAATACCAGGTTTAAATGAGAATGATGAGAGCAATTTCAATTATAAATATGGATTTGCAATAACGACAAAGATGTTCCACGAAGATAGAGATTTAATGGACCCTGTATCATTTAGTTGTTTGATCCAGCAAGAGCCGATAGAAAGAGAAGGACTATTATTCTTTGAGAAAGAATTTAAGAAATTTGATTTGGATAAGTATGAAAGGCACGAGCAGGAATACCAAAGGACAGTATCATTTTGTGATGTAGCTTGGGGTGGCGAGGACCATTTATCAATGCCTGTTGTAGATGAATATGCAAATGGGAATTGTTATTTGGTTAAATGGTTGTTTATAAAAGGTGAAAAAGAGATAACGATTCCGTTGGTAGTGCAGTATATAATTGATTATCATATAACGCATATATGTTTTGAAGCGAATAATGGTGGAGATATGTATGCAGATGAGGTTGGAAGGCGATTAAAAGAGCTTGGAATAAAGGATTGTTATGTTGAAAGTCAAAAAGCACCAACAAATAAAAGTAAAACGGATAGAATATTGGCACAACAAGGCTTTATAAGAGGTGTAGAGAGTTCTCAGTATAAATTGATAATACCAATAAGAGAGAGCATAAGAGAGGATAAGCAGATGAATGAAGCGTTAAATGAAACGTTTAGATTCAACCAAAGCACAGCAAAGAATATAAGGACAAAACAGCACGATGATGCCCCTGACAGTCTATCAGGCTTGGGAAACAACGTTTTAGGATGTGATGCACATTATGGAAAAGCGGTAAGTACAATAAGTAGAGAGATGTTGGGGATATAACTTGACAAAGGAAACATAAAAGATTATAATATAAGTGTAGTTATTATTAGGTATAGATTTTTTCTAATTTATTCCGTATGGGAGAGGTTTCATAGCCTCTCCTCTCCTTTTTTAAAATTATGTAAAAAATTTATGGTTGACAATTAAAATATTATGTATTATTATGGTAATAGGAGATATGGTATGAATAAACTTATAGAAATACGATGTCCTAAATGTACGAAAATGTTATGCAAAATTGAGCCGAACGTAGTATTACGAGGAATACATTTTTGGTGTAATAGATGTCAAGAAGAAGTTGAAATTAATATGGAAAGTAGAGCTCAAAAGCCAGTAGTTGATAAATAATCGACTATTGGCTTTTATCTTTGTGAGGTGAAAAAGTTGATTGGTAAGGGAAGAAAGTTAATAATAATTGATGAAGAAATAAATCCTGGAACAATTAAAGACGTAATTAGAAAAGCTTTGACGACACATCAAGAAAATGTTGCAGACATAAATCAGTTATTGGATAATTATTGTGGCGACCAAAATAAAGATGGAAGAAAAAATACAACAGATTTCTATGGAAAAGGAATTGATAACCAAACTACAATAAATTATAATTATTCAACTGTAAGAACTATTGTAGGATATACATATTCACAAGGAGCACAAATAACACAAAGGAAAGGCGAGTATCAGAAAGATATTGAGAAACTACTTGATGTTATGAGTGTAGAAAACTCTGAAACAGTTGATAATGAAAGTGGAAATTATGCAAGTATATGTGGAATGGCGTATTTTGGATTATTTCCAACAAAAGAGTTATATAGTGATTATATGCCTGATTATCCTGTTGTTTCAATTGCTTTAGATCCAAGAACAACATTCGTTGTATGTTCACCAGAATTAGGAAATCCAGTAAAATTATCTGTAACATATTATTATTCAAATGAAAAGAAGAAAACGACATTTTATTGTTATACAGATAATGAAACATACATAATAGAATCAAAAGGTAGTGGTGGAATAGCATTAAATAATCAAGCTGAAATTATAGACCACGATATAAATCCTATTGGATTAAATCCAATTCAATTGGTAAAGAATAATCAATTTATGCAAGGTGATTTTGAACTTGCGATAGATATAGCAGATGCGTTGAATCTATTAGCTGCTGATAGTTTAAGCGATGTTGAAAATGTAATAAAGAGTTTGCTTATAATTATGAATGCAGAACTAACAGAACCAGAAGCTATAAAGGCAAGAAAAAATAGGATTTTGCAACTGATTGGACAACCAGGTCAAAATGTAGATGCTAAATTTATATATCAACAGTTAGATGCAATGGGAATGCAGAATTTAAGAGAATATCTTGAAGAAGCATATAAAACAGTAGTAGGAATCCCAGATAGAAAGACTCGTTCAGGTGGTGGAGGAGATACAGGAGATGCTGTAAAACTTCGTGATGGATGGGCTGATATAGAAATTGTTGCAAGAATAAAAGAAAGTTATTTCAAAATTGCTAAGAAGAAACAATTAGCAGTAGCGATAAAGATATTACAATTGTTAAATATGGTAAGCAAAAACTTTAATATTGAAAATATTGATGTTAAATTACCAAGAAATAAACAAGATAATATCCAAACAAAAGCTCAAAGCTTTAGTACAATTATGGCAACAGGTGAAATTGCTCCAGAAGATGCTTTGGCAATGGCAGATATGACAACTGATATAACAGGAGTAATTCAAAGAGGCAAAAAATATAAAGAAGAAAATCAAGAAACTGCGGAAAAGCAGATGGAAAACAATGGTATTAATGTTTCAACTGTGGATAAAAAAGAAACAGTTGAGGTACAATAATATAAATTGCCAGTTCTCCAATGGCTATATTTGGGGATAGGAATTGCACAGAGAAGTGCCATAAAACGCTTCCGAAAGAAAGGACATTCACAATGGATTTAAAAGAACTATTAGGTGATGCTTATAAAGAGGACATCACAGCCGAAGAAGTAAAGGCTATTTTCAAGAAACAATTATTAGCAACGGGAGAGTACGAAAACAAAGGGAAATCTGATGCTGATAAGAAAAGACTTGAAACACAAATAGCAGATTTACAAAAAGAACTTGACGGTAAAATGACTGTCGATGAGAAAAAACAAGCACAAGACAAAGAGATGCAAAAGTTAGTTGAAAAATTGCAAAAAGAGTTAGCTCAAAGCAATATGACAATTAGCAAAAAGACTGCAAGTGGTTATTTATCAGGATTAAAGACAAAAGCAGGTATTAAAGATGATGATACAGATTTTGATGATTTCATTTCTAATATAGCTTTTGAAGATAATGATAAAACTGATAAAATAAGCAAATACATTGCAAATATGGTATCTAATGCTTATGAAACAGGCAAAAGTGATGCTATAAAAGATAAGCTAGGCAAATTAGGGTCTTTTAAAGACGGACAAGAGGGAGGCTCAGAAGAAAAAGGAGCTTTCGGTAAAGAATTGGCAGAATCAACAAAAGTTGATAGTAAAACGCCAGATTTTTTCAAAAAAGAATAGAAAGGAAGTAAAGTAAAATGGCTAATAAAGTAGTAAGTACAACTTTAGGTGCTCCAGAAAAACACATTTTAATCGCTAATGATAGTTATATGGTAACATTAGGCGCTATCATAAAAGATACAGGTGTAGTAGCTGGTGCAGATGGAAGAAAAGTTGTAAAAGCAGGAACTCCACTTTATGGAGATATTGAAAAGAGAGATACAGGATTTACAATCTCAGCAGGTGCAGGAAATCCAACTTGTATCTTATTACACGATGTTGATGTAACAGCAGGAGATGAAAACGGTACAATCGTTTTAGCTGGTTGCGTTGACTTGTTAAAATTAGAGGATAGTGTAAAATCAGCAGTTGCAAGTGCAAAAGCTTATTTACCTAGAATAATCTTTGTAGAAGGGAGTGCAATCTAATGAAGTTTTTTGATTTAGTAACAAGCTCTAATATAGTAGCTTATTGGATAAACAAAGACCTTAATGATCCAACAGTAGGCGACCAATTATTCCCATTCAAAAAGGAATTAGGTGTTGAATTAGATTGGATAAAAGGTGCAAACAACCAAGTAGTTGGTTTAAAATTAAGTGCTTATGATGCTAAAGCTATCAGAAGAGATAGACAAGGTATTGAGAAGTATAAAACAGAAATGCCATTCTTCAAAGAATCAATGGTAGTTGATGAGAAAATGCGTCAACAATTAAATACATTGCTTCAAACTCAAAATGAAGCATTAATTAGACAAATTGTTGCAAGAATATTTGATGATGAAATCAAATTAATCAAAGCAGCTTATGAAACAGTTGAAAGATTAAGAATGCAAATGCTTACAACTGGTACTATTACAGTATCAGGAAACGGACAATCATACGAGTATGATTACGGTATGCCAGAAGCTAACAAAATAACTGTTACAAAATCTTGGGCAGATGCAGATGCAGATGTAATTAAAGATATTACAGATACACAATATGCAGCATCTCGTAACGGATTTAAATTAACAAGAGCTATGTGCAATACTAACTGCTTAAATGCTATAATTAATAACACAGCAATTAAGAACAGATTATATGTATTAGCACAAGGTAATATCACTATTACAAATAAAGAAGTAAGAAGATACATCGAGCAAGAAACTGGTATTACAATTTATGTAAATGATAACGGTTATGTTGCTGAAGATGGAACATTTACAAAATACTTCGCTGATGATGTATTCGTATTAATGCCAGATGGTGCATTAGGAGAAACACACTATGGAACAACTCCAGAGGAAAGCGATTTAATGACTGGCGCAACAAAAGCTGAAGTTTCTTTAGTAAATAACAGCGTTGCTGTAACAACAGTTAAAGAGGAAGATCCTGTAAATGTTATGACTAAAGTATCAATGGTAATGTTACCATCATTTGAAATGGCTAATGCAGTTTATGTATTAGATACAAATGCTTCAAGTCTATAATAAATAAAGGAGGAGCATAAATGATAACAATAGTTAGAGGAAGCTCTAAATTAGTAGTAACTAGAGGAGCTTACGAAGAACAATATAAAAAACTTGGTTATCAAATAGCTTCCGAAAATAAGGGAGCTGCTAAAAAAGTAGCTCCTTTATTAGAAAAAAAGGAAGAAAAACAAGTTGAAGAATCTTCATTTAAAAAGGATGAAGAAGAAGATTTAAGTGAAAAATTTGGCTTAAAGACAAGTAAAAAGAAAGGAAAATAAGACTATGCTATATGTATATGAGGGAAAAGTTTACATTAGACCTTTTGACTATAAAATGGTAGAGGTTAAAGTAAGCAAAAAAGGCAATGAATATAATGTTGAAGCAACTGAAAAAGAAGTAGAATTAAATCAAGAAATTAGAAATAAAACTTTTGAAATTACTATTGAAAAAGCTTATGAAATGCAAAACAAAGGTAATAAAAGTTCTAAATTCAATTTAGATAGCAAATTAGATAGTAAGTTAGATTAGGAGGTCGAAATGGATTTTGTAAAAGATGAAAAGTTACAAAGATTAGTAAATAAAATAATGAGTAGTGCAAAATCCAGAGGCTTCGATATAACTCAAAATGATGCAGAAATTGAAACAAATAATGCACTATTAGAATATTATAATGATAGACACTATGAACCAACAGATGATATGCCTTATGAAACTATTTATGAAGGTATAATTATTCAATTAGCTTTAAGTTCTATTGCAAAAATGGGAGCAGAAGGTGAAAAGTATCATAGTGAGGGTGGAGTAATAAGAACGTACGATTCTGGAGATTATTATCCAACAACTTTAACAAAGAAAATTATTCCTTTAGCAAAGGGAGTGGGTAAATGAATAATCTAAAAAGAAATAAAAATGTTTTGTATTTATGCCAACAAGTTGAAAATAATGGAAGATTGGAATTTAGTAAACCTATAAAATTAAAACTAAATTATCAACCTGTTTCAATGACAGGAGAAATAATTAGTTTTGGTAGTGAGTTTATAAATAAACTTGTTATTTATACTACTGATAAGGTTGCAAAACAATTCCATAATTTTGATAGATGTTATATATATACAAAGCCACCTAAAGAGTATGATAAATTTGCATCTGAAGCTGATTTTTATATAAATGGAAACCCTGCGATATTCTTAACTGAAGCTATAATATATCTTCAAAGAATGACAGGTGATTATAATGGTTGAAAAGCAGTTTAATTTAGGTAAAGGATTAGCTGGGCTACAAAAAGAAATAGATGATTTAATTGCTAAGAATGAAAAAGCGGGTAAGAAAATCTGTGATGAAATATCTAAATATGGTTTGAAACAAGCTGAAAAAATTTATAAAGATTATAGATTAAGAGGCAATATTCCAAATACATTTTATATAGATGGTACAGATTTAGATAAAAGAATCGTTATGGAGGGCGTACAAGCTGTTTATGACGAATTTGGTACAGGTACAGAGGGTGAAACACATCCACATCCAATAAAATCTCAATTTAATTTGAATGATTATAATAGTGGAGAAACCATAAGACCTGCTAAACCAAAAGACGTAAATGCAGCAAGAGCACAAGGCTTAAATATTCCGCCTGGTGGATTGTTCTGGACTTATGTTGATGCAAATGGTACTATAAGATATACACAAGGTACTGAAGCTCAAAGAGAAATTTACGATTCTAAAATGAGAGCTAAAGCAGAATCACCAAGAATAATACGAAAGGTTATGAAAGAGGTAATCAATGATTAGTTTAAAGAATCAATTAAAATCAGATTTAACTACATTGTTTAGCAGTCGTACAGATGACTATAAAGATACTATTGTTAAAAAGGAATATGAAGATTTACCAAAAGGACATTATCCAAGAGTAATCATTTCTGAAATAACAAATAATAGTATGTTAAATAGAGAAACATCTGAGGGTGAGCAAACTACTCAATTAGGTTATCAATTTTCGGTTTATAGCAGAGATATGACAGATTATGGAGCTGCGGATAGTGTTGATTTTATGATAAAACTAATAGATGATTTTATTCGTCAAAATTATAAAATGTCAAGAGTTACTATTACAGGAGTTCAACCTTATATAACAGATAGCACAGTAAAAACAAATATTTCCAGATATACTTGTGTTTACGATAATGAAACACAATTGATATATACAAATTAAAATAGGAGGAAAAATAAATGTCAGAACCAATTTATTTAAGTACAATCGGTGTACATTTAAAATATGCAGTTGAAACTGAAGCTGGCACAAGACCAACAAGTGGTTATATTGATTTAAAAGGAGTTAAATCTATTCCAGCATTAACAGCTGCACCTGATACATTAGAAACAACTACTTTAAATGAAACAGAATATAAAACTTATATTCCAGGCTTAAAAGATTTAGGAGGTTCATTGGAATTCACTTTCAATTTATCTAATGAAATCAAACAAGCTTGGGACACATTGGTAACATCTTACACAGCAGGAATTGCTGCAAATAAGAGAACTTGGTTCTTTGTAGATGTTCCAGGATTAACACAAGGATTATATTTCCCTGGTGTACCATCTCCAATGGGATTACCTGATATGGGTGTAAATTCTGTTGCTGAAGTTTCTAATACAATAACTCCAACAGGAGCACCAACTTGGGCTTCAAAACCAAGCTCAACTTAATTTAAAGGAGAAATAAAATGAGTAAAAAAATAGAGTTTAAATACCAAGATACAGATTATTGTCTTGAATATAGTCGAGAAGCTATAAAATTAATGGAAAAGAATGGTTTTCAATATGAAAAATTTATGAAAGAGCCTTTAACAATGGGTGATTTAGCTTTTGAAGGAGCTTTTATTAAAAATCATAGAAGTATAAAACCAGCACTTATAAATGAAATATATAGTAGCTTAAAAGATAAAAGTAAATTAACTATGACATTGCTAGAAATGATACAAGAAACTTACGAAGATTTATATGCAGACAATGAAGATGAATCAAAAAACACAGAGTGGAAGATAGTTTAGATAATATTGCAAAATCTAAGCAGGTAGAGCATATCTTCCTCTACAAACAATTTGAAGAAGTATGCCCGTTCTTTATCTCAATTGGAATGACTTATGAACAATTTTGGTACGATGATGTGTCAATAGTTAAGTATTATTTAAAGGCATTTCAAATGAATGAAAAGCGAAAGCTTGAATATGATAGATGGGCACGATGGGAACAAGGCTTGTATGTATATGAGGCAATATGTAATGCTTCTCCTATACTACGAGCCTTTTCTAAAGCAACAAAGCCTCTACCTTATCCACAAAAACCTTATGGGGTAGATGAAATTAAGAATAAAAAAGTGGATAAAGAACAAAAACAAAAAGTACAATTATTAAGAACTCAAATTTTCTTTGAAAACTGGGCTAAAGCAGCAACAGATAGATTCAAAGAGAAAGGAGAAAATAATGGCTGAATATGACGAAGGTTCAGTATTTTGGAGATTAACCGTAAAAACAGATGATGCTGACAAAAAACTTAAAGGATTATCAAAAACTGTTAGCAACTTAAATACATTATTTGGATTATTTAAAGTTAGTGCTTTCGTAAAAGGGTTAGCAAGTATTACTGATTTACTTGGAAAATGGACACAAGAACAAGCTAAACTTATTCAAACACAAAGTGTATTTAATAAGACAATGGGCGAATCTATTGAAAAAGCTAAAGAGTTTAGAGATGCTATGCAAAGCAGACTTGGAATAGATCCACAAGACGTAATGACATCAATGACAATGTTTACAAGATTAACTGAAACATTTGGTTTATCAAGTGATGCTGCTTATATAATGAGTAAAAATTTAACTCAGTTAGCTGCTGATTATACTGCTTATGGTTATACTTTTAGTGAAGTTACAACCAAATTACGTTCAGGAATTTCAGGTGAAATCAAAGGTATGCGACAATTAGGTGTTGCGTTAGATGAAGCTACTTTACAAGAAACGTTATATGGTCTTGGAATTGATAGACGTGTTGATTCATTAACAAGAGCTCAAAAAACAGAATTATTATATTATCAAATAATGACACAGACTTCTAAAGTTCAAGGTGAACTAGGAAGAACAATGATAACTCCTGCAAATGCTACTAGAATATTGAAACAAGAATTTACACAACTTGGTAGAGCGATTGGTAGTATATTTATACCATTAGCAATGAAAATTATTCCTGTTGTAAGAGCAGTTGTACAAATATTAACAGAAGCAGCAAAAGCTATTGCAAAATTCTTTGGATTTAATATTGGTGATTATACATCAAATTATTCTGATGGTTTAATTGATATTTCTGATGGATTAGACGATATTGCTGATAGTGCAGGTAGTGCAACAAAAGCAATGAATAAAATGCTTATGCCATTTGATGAATTAAACAATATAAACTTTAATTCTGGAAGTGGTAGTGGAGCAGGTGCTAGTGGGCTTGCTGGTTCATTGTTTAATGCTGAAGATTTACCACAATATAATATTTTTGATTCAATAGTTGGAAATATAGATGCTGATGTAGAAAAAATAAAAGAAAAAATAATGGATTTATTGCCTGTATTTGCAACTTTAGGTGGAGCAATAGCTGCTGCATTTGCAATAGGTAAATTAGTTGAATTTTTAGGTTGGGCTGATAAAGTGCATACTGCATTAAGTAATTTAGGTACTTTTGGTGGTGTGCTTGAAATTGGATTAGGCACGATTTTAGCAATAGGCGGTATATGGGCTCAATATCAAGGAACTAAAAAGTTATTAAATGGAGATTATTCTATTTGGGCTATTCTTGAAACAATAGGCGGAACAGCGGTTGGAGCATTTGGAATTGCAACAATTTTAAGAGGAATTGGTACTATTGGCGGATTTAAAGTTAATTTTGGAGAGGCACTTAAATTTGGACTTGGAATTATGCTTGCAATACAAGCTATTCAAGTTGCGTTAGATGGTGTACAAAATAAAGATATTTTTAAAATGCTATTAGGAGCTTTAGAAGGCGGCTTTGCTGGGATGACTTTGGCTTCAAGTCTTGGAGCAAGTAGAAAAGGCTCACTTAAATTTGGGTTTGGATTAATGGCATTTATAACAGGTATAGAACTTTCAATAGATGCAAAAACACAAGAAGAATGGTATACAGCACTTGGAGAGAGTTTGTTAGGTTCTGTTTCTACTGGTGCAGGTGTATCAATGATGACAGGAAATCCACTAATAGGAACATTAGCAGCAGCAGGGAATTTTGCAGCGACTTGGGCCCCTTCTTGGGAAGAAATTGGTGATACTTTTAGTTATTTATTTGGTGGTGAAGTAGTTAAAGATTTAAGAATATGGATGGGAATTCAAACAGAAGCAACTGAAAACCAAAAACAATTAACTACTGAAACTGAAAGATATGTAAATGTATTAGAAGCTCAAAACGCTTTTTTGAACGGTGCAAAACAAATAATAAAAGATTTAGCAGCTGAATATGATAATAGAATAAAATCTATTAATGAAACTAAAGAAGCTACATTATTGAATTTAGACGTATCAAAAGAATATGCTAATCAATTAAATGAATTGACTGATAGCGAAGGTAAAGTAACTGCTGCAAATAAAGATAGAACATCTTTTATTATAGATCAATTGAATAGTGCTTTAGGATTAGAATTACAATTAGGCGATGATTTAGTTATACGAAATGGAGAAACTGAGCAAAGTTATGATGAAATTGTAAATAGTATAAACGAAACAATAGAAGCTAAGAAAAGAGATGCTGAACAAACTGCTAAACTTCAAATATATCAAGAAGCTACTAATAAAAAAGTTGCGATGGAATATGAAATGCGTAATGCGGCAAAAGAATATAGTGAAGCACTTGAACAATATAGACAAGTTGATAAAAGAGATTTGGCAGAAAATACACAATTATATATTGATTGGGAAAGAACTTTAGGTTCAAAATATGCTATAATGATAGCAAGTGCTGAGGGTTATCAAGAAGCAATAGAAGAAATGCAAAATGCATCAGATTTTGCTTTTGGTGAAATGGAAAAACCAGTTGAAGATTATCAAATAGATATACAAGAAATGGCAGATATTTCAAATGAAACTTTTGATGAAATGAACGAAACTGTTAATCAAGATATGCAAGATATGGCAAATGCAATAGATACAAGTGCAATACCTGAAAAAGTTGATAATATAGCAACAAAATCAAAAAATAAATGGAATACTTTGTTTGATTTAGATAATATAACAAAACAAAAATTAAAGAATGCAGTAAAAGAAATAGATTCAAGCACATTACCTAATGTTGCTGAAAATATTGCAAAGAAATCAAGCAATAAATTTAATGGTGCTCTTGATTGGATAAATATTGCTAAAAATAAATTAAAAGATACTGCTAATGCGATAGATTCAAATTCTGGAGTTGTAGTTACTGCAACACAAGGAATGACGAATCAAGTATATGCAGCAGCACAAGTAGATACAACTTGGATAGGACAAAATGTTGTTTATGGTTTGGCAGAAGGTATTGACGAAGCATCTATGGGATATAGATTATCTAGTTCATTAGGAAATTTAGCAAATAGATTAGTAAATAAATTATCTAATTTATTTGGTATTCATTCTCCATCAACAGTAATGCGTGATGAAATTGGTTATTTCTTACCACTTGGTATTGCAGAAGGTATTGATGATGGAGCTTATGCAGTAGAAAACAGTATTCAAGATTTAGTAAATAAAACTAGAGTAGATATGCAAGCATTTGATTTCTATACAGGTGCAGATTTAGTTTCAAGTGTAAATGGAAGTATAAGTGCAAAAACATCAGCAGCTTTAAGTGAAAATTCTTTAAATAGTATGGCAAATGCAACCTATGAGGGAATGTTAAGAGCTTTAACAGAAAACAACGAAGATTATAATCCACAATTTAATGTATATGTTGGAAACGATAAAGTATATAGTGGATACGCTAATTATCAAAATAACGAAAGTAACCGATATGGTGTAAAAGTATAAGGAGGTAGGATATGAGTAATTATGCAGGATATTATGTGAAAATAGGTGATTGCGATTTTACGAATCCAGCTCCTAAAAGAGAGGGGTTGTTAATTCAACCCCATCTTGTTCAAACTGCTGATAGTGGTGTTTTAGCAAGTGGTGCATTAGAAATAAAAGTGTTACCACATACTAGAACAAAAATACAAATGGATTTTCCTGTAATGACAAAAGCACAATATGAAGTTTATTATAATGTGATTATGTCAAGTATGTATCTTGAAGTAGAATATTATAATGAGGGCATAGATGAATATGAAACAGGAATATTTTATCATAATGATATGCAATATAAGCCTGTAATATATAATGGACAACGTATGATAGAAATGCAAGAAATACACTTAATAGAGCATTAAAGGAGGTGTATAAATGTATAGATTAGAAAACAATATTGAATGGACTAATGATTTAAAGAACGCATTTAAACATCGGAATTACAAGAGGGAAAATTACTTATACTGAAAATAACGAAACAAAAGTAATAGATGAAAGTAATGGAATAAAGTCTATAAAAATATATGATGAAAAAAACGTAAAAGGTCAAGGTTTTATTGGACAAGCAACTGCAAGACAAGCTGATATAGAATTGTTGCAACTTGAAAATATGCCTAATTTAGAAAATAAAGAAATTGAAGTGTTTTTAGGAGCAGATGACCCTAATATACCAGTAAAATATGCAAATTTACCAGAAGAATATCAGCAAGTAGAATATATAGAAGCGACAGGAACTCAATATATTTTACCAAATGTTTCAACAGATGTTTCTAATTATAATTCTTTTAGATTTGAAACAGAAATACAATGGAATGAAATTACAAATTATCAAATGAATGGTGCTAATGAAGGGCAAAATTTTGGTGCAAATAAGTTTTCTGCGTTTGGTATTCAAATAAGACAATATGTATTTGGAACACAATCAACAGCTATTACTCCTTCTACTACAAATTTTGATGTTATTAAATTTAATGGTAATTATAATACTAAAGTATGTAATTATAATGTTAATGGAACTGCAGGGCAATTTACAAGAAGCTCAGATTTTGTTGGTGGTGATATTGGAATTTTTGCATTACCACAACAAGATGTTTCTCCTACGCAAAAATGCAATTGTAAAATGAGATATTTTAAATTCTATCAAGATACTACATTAATTTTAAATTGCATACCTTGTTACCGTAAATCTGATAATGAAATCGGAATGTATGATTTAGTAAATGATGTGTTCTATACAAATGATGGAACAGGCACATTCAATAAAGGAAATGATATAATAAGAACATATTATATAAATTATGGTAAATTTATAGTAAATCAAGCACCAGAAAACGATACAACAAATGGAACTATTAAGATTACAGCATTTGATTATATGATCAAGTTTAATGATTTATATACTCCAAATGTTGAATTTCCTTGTACTATAAAGCAAATGCTAGATGATGTTTGTACAACTTGCGGTGTAACACTTGCAACACAAGATTTTGCAAATAAAGATTTTATGGTAGATAGTAATCAATTTGATGGTAAAACTAACAGAGATGTATTAAGGCATATTGGTAAATGTGCATTTTCTTGGGTAAGAATTGGGCAAGATAATCAGTTATATTTAGATTTTGCGGTTTCAAATACTGTAACCGAAAATGTTGGAATAACAGATTTTTATCAAGACAATTATAAAAAAGCAAATGAAGAGTTTGGACCAGTAAATAGAGTTGTTTATGCAGAAAGTAATATTGAAGGTCAAGAAGAAAAAGTTGAAGATACAGATAGTATTGCTTTATATGGATTGCACGAGCTTGTAATTTATGATAATTATTTTGCTTATACAACAGCATTTAGGCAAGAATTAATACAAGCAGGAATTAGATTGTTTGGGCTTAAATTTATGCCTGTACAAGATTTAAAAATGGTTGGACTTGCATATTTAGATTGTACAGATATTATTCAAGTTACAGATACGGATAATAATTCAATTAAGACAATTCCTTTAAATCATATTATAGAATATAATGGTTCAATATCTGATTCAGTATCTTCTGAGATGGATTCTGAAACAGAAACTACTTACAAAAATACAAATAGTCCAATAAATGCAAATTCATTAACTGAAATTGTTGTAGATAGAGCTAGACGTGAAATTAAGCAGATAGTAGATTATTATGTTAATTTCTTACATAGTAAAACAGGCAATAATAATATTTTTATAAGTGGTACTAGAGATGGTGAAGGATTTATACCAAGATTTATAGTTAAAGGTAATACTAATATTTTTAATACTTTACAATATCTTCCAGAGGGTTATCAAGAACTAGAGTACATTGAATCAACAGGAACTCAATATATAGACACAGGGTTTAAACCAACGTATAATAGAAGCTTTGATATTAAAGCTAGTTATGTTAATGGAGAATGCTTGTTTGGATTATATTCACAAGAAAGTAGAATAGATTTTTTTGAATTTAATTTATTTAAGACAAGTATCGAAAATGAATTTAAATTTGAGGTTGGAGATAATTCAAGTAAAACTTATATTTATGCAGATTATGAAAAACCTCATAATTATAAAGTTAATGCAATTTACAGAAATATGACAGTAGATACTGATTTGTATATTGATGATGAATTAATAACTACTGTATCTTCATATATAGAGTTATCAAAGAATTTATATTTATTTGCTAAAAATGATAATAACGAAGATGTTACATCTTTTGGTTCTTGGAGAATATATGAAGCAAAATTTTATAATAGAGGAATTTTATCTAAGCATTTAATTCCTTGCTATCGCAAGTCTGACGGAGAAATTGGATTATACGATATTATAAATGATGAATTTTTTACAAATTCTGGAACAGGCACTTTTGAAAAAGGTAAAGAAATTTATAGAATATCTTTAGTAGCAAGCGAAGGTATTAAAAATCAAGAAACTGCTTTAATAACAGAAAGTGAAGATACTATACTTACTGAAACTGAAGATGCGTTATTAACAGAAAGTAGTTCTTTAAATATAAGTTCTCATCAAATAATATTAAATGATATATTAAGGAATTTAACTATTGGTGATACTACTTATTACGATGAACTTCAAATTTTACAAGATGGTACTATACAAATTATTAAAAGAATTGGAGTATCTTCTGGCGGAATATTATATTTATTAGATAAAGAAGAAATAATAGTTTTAGATGATAAATATGTAATTCCTAGTAGAGAAAATGGATTATATTATTATATAGATGAACTTGATAATTTAGATTATTATGCTGAATATATAATTAAAAATGAATATTCTGATATGTTTGCAACTGAAGCTTATGTAAATGCAGGATTAAGTTTAAAAGTTGATACTAGTAAATTAATAAGCGAGCTTAATGCTAGTGCTGATATTATAAGACTTGTAGGTCAAAGATTAATAATTCAAATGAAAAATTTTAGTCTTGATGAAACAGGATATATGAACGCAATAGCAGGGCAAATTGCAGGATTTAATATGGATGATAAAGGTTTTTATAAAGATTATAGTTTATTTTACAATTTCTCTAAAGAAGATGTAATGCTTTTGATGTCATACTTAAATGACTATGCTGATTTTAATAGCTCATTGGAAGATTTTTATAAAATTACAGGCAATCAAAATATATCTATATTAGATGCAATAAAAATGATACGAATTGTAAATGGAGAAATTCCAAGTGAATCTTTAATAGAAGGACAAGTTTCAATTGATTCTGATGAAACAAATAGCTTGATTGAAGTAACAAATAGTATAAATGTTGAAAAAACCAGAACAGGTGTATTTTCAATGTATTGTTATTTAATTAGTGCTAATACAATTGTTTTAGGAGATTATACAAACTCTGGAGTAACAGGAATTATAATAGATAAATTAAAAAAGAAAATAAGTTTAGTAGCTTCTAACGCAGAAACAACAATATTACCAACAGGAATAACTACTCCATCAGTAACACAGACATCTAAAGCCGAAGATAAAAAAGATTTTGAAAAATTAGAAACAGCCTTAGAAGAAGTTATGAATACTGATATTTATACTTATCATCTAAAAACACAAGAAGATACTGATAAAAAACACGTTGGATTTGTTATTGGAAAAGACTTTAAATACTCTAATTTAATTACAGCAGAAGATGAAAAAGGCGAAGAAATAGGAGTTGATACTTATTCTATGGTATCAGTATTATGGAAAGCAGTACAAGAACAGCAAAAAGAAATAGAAGAGTTAAAAGAAGAAATCAAAAAAATGAAAGGAGATAAATAATGGGAACAAAGAAAATAAGTGAATTAGTTGAAGCAACAAGTTTAAATGATGATGATCTATTACCTATTGTGGATACTACAAATGATTCTACAAAGAAAATAACAGTAGGTAATGCTATTGGGAACTTTTTTGGAACAGAAACTTTTTCAAATGAATCTACTTATAAAGTTGGAGATTATTGTATATATAATAATCAATTATACAGATGTATAGAACCAATTGTTGCAGCAGCTAATTGGAATAGCACAAAATGGATTGCTACAACTATAAAAGAAGAATTGGGAGAATATTATTCTGAAAACGAAGTTATATATGGAACTTGGATAAATAGAAAACCAATTTATAAACAAACTATTGAAGTAGATTTAGGAACAAGCGATGCAACAATTTCTATTAACCAAACTCTTAATATTACAAATGTTGAAAATATAATTAAAATGCAATATTTTTCTATAAAAACTGCTTCTGCTGGTAATGATTATGATTATGGGAATTTTTATATTTCTAGTACAGATAGACAAAGAGTTTTTGTTCACGATGAAAATGGCACAATTAGTTTAAGAATTAGAGCGGCTATTTCTACACGGTTATACTTCAAGGAAATTAAAAGTTACATTGTATTACACAAAAACAACGGATTAAACTTGACTTAAATTTTATATATGTTATAATAATTATAGAGGAGATTGCTATGACTGAAAGTGTAGGTAGAGATGAATTTAATATTTTAGTAAAACGTGTTGATAAAATAGAAGAGCATACTGAAAAGAATGAAGAATTACTAATAAAAGTTGATAAAAAAACTGATATTATTCTTGAAAAAGTTGCTAATGCTGATAATACTAAAAAATTAGAAAATCAAACAGTAGATTTGAAATTAGCTCCAATAATTAAAAGAGTTGATGAAATCGAAGATAACCAACGTTATGTAAGACGACAATTATTAGGCACAGCAATAACTGTAATAATTACACTTATAGGTTTAATTATTGCATTAGTTAAATTATGGAAAGGATAGGAGGTAAAATATGGATTTAAATTTGAATAGGTCTTTGTTTAAATGGCTAATAATAACTAACATTATTCTAATATTAATATTCGCTATAACTAATGTTATTTGGATAAAATCCTGGTTACAACGTGAAAAAGAATATACAGAACGAGAAAAAGAATATATTCAACGTGAAAAAGAATATAATACAATTGTAACAACAGAAGAAACAAAAACAGTAGAAGATATTGAATCTGCTGGCGATATTATTCAATATTAAAAGAGGTAAATTATGGGAAAAGTTACATACACCAAAAAGACAACTGTTAAAACAGTAA